AGTTGTCGCGATCGAGATCACCCATCTGCGGGGGTTCCTGCACAACGCATACGCCCTGGCGGGGAACGTCAAACACCACGTAACCCCGGGAAGGGATAAAAAAGATGGGCAATGACCTGAAGCTCATCGACCGCGAACTGACCGCCCGCAAGACCATCTTCGCCGAGCTGCTGCCGCCGTCGGTGAGCGCCGACAAATTGATGCGGACGGTGATGATGTCGGTCGAGCGCAACCCGCGGCTGGCCGAGTGCAGCGTGCAGTCGATCGTCAACGCCGCGACCACTGCGGCGGTGCTGGGCCTGGAGTGCGACGGCGTCACCGGCCAGGGCTATATCGTGCCCTATGGCAACGTCGCCACGTTCCAGATCGGCTATCGCGGCTTTAACACCGTGGCCGCCCGCGCCGGCTACACGATCACCGGCGGCGTGGTGCGCGAAGGCGATGCGTTCGAGTACGAGATGGGCTCGGCGCCGTATGTCCGGCACCGGCCGCTGCACGCCCGCGGCGCCCGCATCGTGTCGGTCTGGGCGTGCGCGACCAGCAACGACCGCCCGCCGATCATCAGGGTGATGGCGATCGAGGAGGTCGAGGAGATCAAGGCGCGCAGCATGGGTGCCCGCAAGAAGGACAGCCCGTGGAACGATCCCGTGATCGGGTATCCGGCGATGGCTGAGAAGTCCGTCAAGCGCAGACTCGCCCGAGACATGCCGATGAGTGTGCTCCAGGCGGCGGCGGCACTGGACAGCGCGCATGACCGGGGATCTCCCGCCCACCTCGACGCAACCGCCCAACTCCACGAAGCCCCCGGCCCCGAATCGAAGGGCACGATCATCGACGTCGAGCCCGCCAACATCCTCGAGCCGGTGAACTGGCCGGTCCACGGTACGCCGAAGCAGTTCTTCGACTACAGCACCGAGTACCTGACCAGCGCCACTATCGAGCAGGCCACTGCCTGGCACGCGCACTACAGCGCCGTCCTGGTCAAGCTCAAGGACCACCCCAACGAGTACGTCCGCGAGGCGCTGGCCGACCTGCTCGCGCTCTTTGTCGAGAGGTCGACATGACCCTCGCCTTCCAGCCGCTGGTCACCGACCACCTCGTGCTGCTGTGGTTGAGCCGCGAGGAATGGACGCCGCGCCGCGAGCTCGGCGATCCCAAGGCCGTCGACGTGCTGATCGAGAAGGGCTTCGCCAAGGTGCTGTTTCACGGCCGGCACTGCGACAGCGGCGGCGACGGCATCACGCTGACGGAGATGGGTTGGCAGGAAGTAGCGCGCATACAGGAGAGGCTGCGATGACCGACATCGTTGAGCGGCTGCGCAAGCCCAGCGGCATAGGCGAGCCGATGGATCACATGGCGATGGAGGAAGCCGCCGACGAGATTGAAAGGCTGCGCGCATTGAACAGCGAGCTTCTGCTCGGCTTGCAGGACATCAAGGAGCGAATCGAAAGGAACGAGCTGTGACAGACATCGTGGAGCGGCTGCGGGCGGGGCGCAATGCAGTGCTGGAGGAAGCGGCGAAGGTGGCGGATGAGCATGCAAAGTTCTGCCACAAGGAGGCACATAGCGGCGGCGACTTTCAGCACTTAGTTGCCCGACGAGACGAGGCAAACTATCTCGCGCAACGCATCCGCTCCCTGAAGCAGGAAAGCCCAGCCAGGGAGAGCGAAGGATGAGTGACAACCCGCCGCTGGAATCCGAATACGCGGAGATCGCCCGCCGCCTGCGGGGAGCCGAAGCCGAGATCGAGCGGCTGCGTGCGGCGCTGCGGCGGATAGCCAACGCAGGCATCAGCACCAACCACAATGACAACGCAAAGCACTTTGAGTCCGCAATCGCGCACGCCCGCGCCGCACTCGGAGGTAATCCATGAGCGACGCCACCCCCTACAAGCCGTCCCAGTGGCGCAAGAACCGCGGCAGCAAGGTCAGCCTCGACGGCCTGCCAACAGCCGAGGAACTGGCCCAGCAGCCCCATACGGCCGACGACGCCGACAGGTTCACGCTGTACACCCCCGAGCAGATTGAGGCCGAGACGCGGGACGTGAAGCTCACGATCAGCTTTGGCGATGTCATCAAGGTGCGCGACCAGGCCGAGATGGTGATCGCCGCCATGCAGGAGATTATTCGCCGGACGCGCCAGCATGATCTAGGATCGGTGCGGCAGCGTATCGAGACCCGAGCCGAGGCCGCCTCTTGCGGTCGCGCCCTCTCCCGTTTCAATGGCCGCACGCCTTACGGCGAGTGGAAGCCGAAGAAGCGCTCTACTTGATTTCATGTACGGCCTAGATGCGGGATACGACCCTGCATTGGTCAATCTATATATTCTACGATAATAAATAAGGCGGGTTTGCGGCAGCCCTTGATTCCATGTTAAGAATCGCCCTGTCCCCATAACCCACAGCGATTATTGTTCCCCCTCCGTACCAACCATATCTGGAGCCACCTTGGAACCTAAAGTTCGGGCCTCGCGACGCCTCGGCAAGGACATGTACGAGCATGTCAGTCGCATTTACTTCATTGAAGCGGTGAGCCTGAACCTCATCAAGATCGGCTACACCGTCGACCCCGTTAAGCGGTTCATGGGCATGCTCACGATGAGCCCCGTGCCGCTTTCCCTGCTCGGCAGCATATGGGGCGGCCCGCAGCGCGAAGCCGAAATCCACGCGCAACTGGAGCCCTTTCGCCTGCATGGCGAGTGGTTCAAGAAGGTGCCCGAGGTCATGGCGGTGGTTAATACTTCTGAACTCTCCTACGGGAACGAGATGCTTAATCAGGTTGCCCGCCAACGCGGCGCGGCCCTGCAGGAGTACCTGGCCAAGATGAAGCGCGGCGAAGTCGTCCGGCCGACAAAGGGCAAGCACAAACGCCCCAGAAGCCTGAACCCGAGGACCGAGCCCTACGAGGCGTCGACACCCCGCCCGCGCCGCCCCTAGCCCCGCCCCCTGCCCTAGCCGATCGCCTCACCAGATCATCACCAGAAGAAGCGCCTGCACAAACAGGTGCATCACCGCCAGGATCAGAGCCAGACCCCACGCCGTCTGGGGCCTGACCAGCAGGGTCACGATCGCGATCGTGAAGCAGATCAGGACCAGCCAGCGCAGCATCTGCCGGCACTGCTCAGTCTTCGAGAAGGTGGATCGAGCAGACGAAGTAGGCGTAGTCGGCTTCCCAAAGGCCGAAGTATTTGTTCCTGCACGGGAAGCCGAGGATCATGGCGTGGTAGCGCGACAGCATGGCGTTCTCCTACCCGACCTCGATCTCGCCGCTGATGGTGAGGGTAACGCCATCGCCGCCGGGATACGTGCCGTCGTACTTGATGACGGAGAAGGCGTTCTGGCTGTAGTCGATGACGCCGTAGCAGGCCACGGCGCTGCCGGAAATCTGTCCGGAGACCGTCTGGCGGGCGGCAGCACCCCATAAGCCGGGCAGCCTGACGACCAGGGCGCCGGCGGCGGTACCATTCGTGCCGATGTTCACCGTGGCCTGCACCTTCAGGCGCTTGCCGAACCAGCTGTAGCGCCCGCTCGACGTGTAGGAGGTAAGCCCGCCGCTCTGCGCCGTGACCGCCGGCGTGTAGGTCTGGATATAGCCTGGCGCGTTGCTCTGGATGGTCGTCGCATTGGACGGGCCGGTGATCTGATAGCCCATGGTGGTGATGTCGGACAGCGACACCCACTCGTCGGCGTCGATCTTGATCAGGTCGCCGGTGTTGGCGAAGTCGGAGCCCGAGATGTTTGAGAACATCGCCCGCGCCCCGCCAGTGACGTGGATCTTGGGCTTGGTGTAGTTCGGCGGCACCGGCGACGCCGCGCAGAGGATGTGCGCGTTGTTGAGCAGCAGCGTGGTATTTCCGCCGGCGCTGGCAGCGAGCTTGATGTGGTTGCGGTCCATGGTGTGGCTGGTGCTCATCATGTTGGTGATGTTCACGTTGACCACGCCAACCGAGGATGCGCTGGCCGGAGCGCCCAGCCGGATCGCCTCGAGGCCGGCGCCCGGACCCATGCTCAGGAAGCGCAGGTAGAGGCCGGTGAAGTTGACGTAGCACCAACTCGTGTTGCTCTCCGACACGATGTCGATGACACGGTCTGTGACGTCGCCCGGCGTGACGTAGAGGTTGCTGACGTTCCAGGTGCCCTGCGAGATCACGATCCCTGAATCGTCGAGCATGATGTTGGTCAGGTTCCCCATGTAGTAGGCGATCGAGGGCGTGACCGAGCCCTGGTGTATCCAGATCGCCCGCGGCATCTGGATGGCGAAGAAGTCGTTCAGCAGCAGGGTGTCGCAGCGCCCGACCTCGAGGCCGATGGTCTGGCCGTCCTTCATCACGTTGAACAGGTTCTCGTAGGGCGAGTCGATGCAGCCGAAGCCCCACAGGTGGAAGCGGCTGAAGTGCATGACGTCGAGGACTTCGTCGATCTTGACCGAGGTGTGGAAGCACGAGGCTTCCAGGCCGTCGATCCAGCAGCCGCCCGTGCTGTAGCCGCCGCCGCACATGCTGATGCCCTTCCAGCCGCGCACGATGCGGATGTTCTCGATCACGGTGCGCGGGGCAGCGTCGGCCATGATCGCCCACGGATACTGGATGACGCTGGCGCGCACCGAGACGTTGGGCTGGTAGAACTCGATGGTGAAGTCCTTGAGCGTGGCCGGGTTGCCGTCCTGCCAGTTGTCGACCTCGGGACCGACGCGGATAACGCCTAGCGCCGCCATGTTGAAGTTGCTGTCGACCATGATGCGGCTGCAGAACTTGGTCTCGCCGAAGATGCCCGAGCCGTAGGGCACGGTCAGCATGTCGGTGATCAGGTAATGGCCGCACGGCAGGAAGATGGCGTGGCCGGTGCCGAGAGCCGCCTGGATGGCCGCCGTGTCGTCGGTGACGCCGTCGCCCACCGCACCCCAGTCGAGCACGTTGACCAGGCCGGCGGTCGGCGTGCCGGGCGATGGTGCCCCGGCCTCGATCTCGGACAGCGTCTTGGTCGACTGCGTGAGGTTGCCGGCGGCATCCCACGCCAGCACCCGGCTGCGCCGCGTGGTGTTGGGGGCCGCCTCGGTGACCAGGCCGATCTCGTTGGCCGGGATGTGCAGCGCCAGCTGGTCGATCGCATAGCCCTGCTGGGCGAGCACCGTGAGGTAGTCGAACTCGGTGTTGACGGTCGCCGCCGGGAACTTGGTGTTGTCGATCAGGGTGACGTTCTGGATGGCCGGGACATTGCGCGTGATGAACACGGTGTTGCCGGTGGCCGGCGCGGTGTTGAAGGTGACGGTGCCGCCCGAGGCGTACTCGCCGTCGGCGTAGTCGCCGCTCACCGCGTAGTCGCCGTTCAGGACGACGACGAACGATCCGGTGGTCTCGTTGCTCAACGAGACGACGAGATCGGTCGGGTCGAAGAATATGTAGGGGAAGGCGAACGCGGTCGTGACGCCGTTGCCGGCGTAGCGGATCGAGTTGGTGGTGGTTGTGACGGTCATGTCGTCCTCACTGGCCTAATTGGCCGGCAGCGGCCCCCAGGTTGGGCCCTCGATTGGGCAGCTCCATGTTGCCGGTCGGACCCCACCAGAACTGGGTGCCGGTCTCCTTGCGGGCGCGCTGCTCGATGCGGCTGAAGGCGCCGCCGGCCTCGGGGTCCCACATTTTCTGCAGCGTGTCCCAGGCCAGGCGGTCGACGCCCAGTGACGTGTAGAACGTCCGGGGCAGAGCGTACTTGCGCAGGAAGTTGGCGCCCTCGCGGCCGATGTTGGTCTTCTCGCCGCTGAACGCCTGGTTGAGGTTGCCACCGACCAGAGCCGCGGTGTCGGCGACAAGCCCGGCGGTCGGCGTCAGGGTGCGGGCGAAATCGGCCTTCGACTTGGTCTGCAGGAAGGTCTTGATCTGGTCGCCCAGCATGCCGCCGGCGCCGCCCATCGCCGCCGCCTTGAGCCAGAACTCCGGGGTATCCATCGCCTCGGGGTCCTTGCCGGATGCGATGTTCTTGAGCTGATAGGACAGCGCGCCGAGCGCGGTCGCCTCGATGGCGAGCGCCGCGAGGTACTGGCCGCGGGGCATGTAGCCCTGCTTGCCCATGATGTTGTCGATCGCCCGCCAGCCGTTGAACAGGGTGACCGAGCCGACGAAGCCCTTGTACTGGAACGAGCGCAGCACCTCACCGACCAGGGAGCCAGCCTTGGTCTCGCCGAGCAGCATGGCGCGGGTGGTGACGCCGCCTTCCGGCACCGCGTACTTGGTCTCGGCGTCGATGGCGCCCAGCAGGCGGAGCGCCGGTTCGCGCTGGGCCGCCGTGCCGCTGTGCGCCAGGAAGGCGGGGTCCATGAACAGCTTCTCGCCGTGCATGGCGTGGACCCGCAGGACATCCCAGTCGGCGGCATCGATGCCGTAGCGCTGCAGCATGGCGCCGAGCCGATCGGGCAGAGCATCGAAGTTCTTGCCGGCATGCTCGGCGAAGGTGGCTAAAAACTCGTTGCCGAGCGCGATGCGGCCGGCGTTGGAGTGATGCTCCAGGCCGGTAGCGCGCATGACGAACTCGGCCGCCTGGCCGCCGATGCGGGACATGCCGGCAGATGCCGCCTCCATGCCTTCGCCCGAGAACATGCTGCCGGGCTTGCCGATGTTGGCGTTCAGTGTCTCGTCGAAGGCGTCGCGCAGACCGCGCAGGCCGGTCTCGACCATTAGGCCCTGGCGCGTCGCCGTGCGCCGGCCTTCCGCCCCGCTCAACGAGCCCAGCGCCTCGAGGTAGCGGCCCATCACACGGGTTGAACTGAGACCATTGAACGCCGCCGTCGAACGCAGGAAGGCGAAGTCGGAGAAGCTCGACAGCACGGCGCCGCCCAACTGGACGGACGACAGCCACGAGCGCACCGCCTGGCCGGTGTTGGCCCAGGTGACGTTGGCCGCGGCGTGGGCCTGGCCTGACGAGTGGTAGTAGAGCTTCTCCAGCGCGTGCGTCTGGCCCTGGCTGATGCCGCCCTTCTGGCCGAACTGGACGAGGGTGTTGGCCATCTTGTCGGGATCGCCGCCGAGGATGCGGGCGGTGCCGAGGTCGAGCGACATCTGGTGGAGGTGGCGGCTGAACGCCTCGCCGAGATTGTCGGCGCCGTTGCCGAAGTCATCGGCGAACTTGAAGTAGGCGGTGTCGGAGGTCCACTCGAACACGCGGCGCTTGTTGTAGCGGTCGGCCATCGTGTCCCTGGTCGTCACGCCGGGCTCGATTGAGATATTGCCCTTGGTGGCGATGTTGTCGTAGGCGGTGCCGAGGATCTCCTTCACCAGGTCCTCGTCCTTCATCACACCTTCCTTGCGCCAGGTCTCGCCGCCCGGCTTGAACAGCGCGTCGTCGGCCGAGGAGTGGAAGTCGCGCAGGCGAAGGTCGCCCGATTCCCAGCGCTTGGTCATCTCGGCGACGAAGCCGTCGCGGCCCATCCCTTTGACCTTCAGCGTGTTGAACTGCTGCGGCAGGAAGTAGTCGGCGAGCTCGCGGATTTTTACGCCTTCCGCTTCCATGGCGCCGCGCCACCACTCGAGCGTCTTCTTCCACGCCGTGGCGTTCTCCTTGGCGCCGGGTGCTCCGCTCGACTTGCCCAGGATCTCCGACACGGTATGGCGCGGGGCGACGCGGTCGCGGCTCAGACCGAAATTGCTCGAGCGCAGATCCTCGAGGAAGTCGGTCAGCATGCCGCCCATGGTGCGGAAGACCGCCCGCTGCGAGGCGACCACCGAGTACTTGCCGCCCTCGCCGCGCACGCGCTCGCCAAGGATCGCCTGCAGGCCGCGGAACAGGCCGGCGCTGTTCTTGGGCGCGTCCTCCATCAGGCGCTGGGCGTGGAGGATATTGTGGGCGGCGGCCATCCTGTTGGCGCCGACCTCCTCAATCATGCGGCCCGCCGCCTTCGACACCGCGAAGGTGTAGGCGTCGGTGCCGCCCTTGCCGAGGGCCGCCGCTTCCTTCTCGGCGTCGGCAATGTGCTTCAACAGCTTGTCGGCCGTCGAGCGGGTGATCTTCTTGGCCGCCACGGCCTCGTTCAGGCAGTCGTCGTACATTCTGGCCATTACATCACCGCTCCCACGACGCACGAGACCGCCGTCTGGTATTCGCGTTCCTTGATGTCGAGGTCTTCCATCTTGGCCCGCGCCTCGGGGTCGACCTTGGCGATGGTTTCGCTGTCGAGCAGCGCCTTGGCCTGCTGCAGGACGGCCTTGTCTTCAGGCGATTCGCCCGGCGCCTTGGCCGCGGCAGGGCGGGCTTCCGGTTCCGGCGGTGCCGGCCGTGGCGCCTGCATGGGGTTGTAGGCACCGCCTCGAGCTTCGCCATCGCCGCCTTGACCGGCGCCTGGTCGGCGACGTCGAGGTCCATGATCTTGGCGAGCTCGCCGTTGAAGTCGTCGATCGCCTGCTGCCACGCCGCCCTGTCTTCCGGCGCCGCCTCGTCGCGCATGCGCTCGTACTCGGGGATCTGCTCCTGCAGTTCACGCACCCGTGAGACGTCCTCGGGCGAGAGCTTGCTCTCGACGCGGGCGAAGGTGTCGGCGGCAGCCGCCTCCGAGAGGAAGGTATCGGCCTGGGCGCGGGCGGCCTCGGCGGCGCGGGTGGCGGCAGTCACCTCCTCGCCGGCCCGCATCATCACCTTGTTGATCTCGGGAATCAGTTCGCGCAGTTCGAGGTCGGCCTGGGCCGCCTGCTGGCGCATGCTCTGGGAGACGGTGGTCTCTTCCAGCGGTTGCCCCGCCTCCATCGCTGCCTTGCGGGCGACCGCGTCGTCATGGATCAGGTGCGCCATGCGGGCAGAGGCGCCCAGCCTCTCGGCAACCTCCTGGGTGGCGCCGCCGGCGTTGGCGATGGCTGCGTCGGCGGCGTCCGCCCGCTCCTTCAGCCTGGCGATGGTGGCGTCGTCGGGCGCCAGGGTGGCCCGCGCCTCGTCGCGCCACGCCACCGCCTGATCATAGCGCTGCATCAGCTCGGGCTCGAGCCGACGGGCCGCGTCGTGCAGGGTGGGGATGCCGGCATCGACGTCGACGTTGGGCGAGGCCGCCCGGCCCAATGCTGCGGCCGACGTCGCCTGGTCGGTCGCCACCTCCATCTGGGCCGGGCTGATGCGCAGCGGGTTCTTGTTGCCGTAGAGGTTGGCCTCCTCCATGACGCGGGCCGAATCGAGCGCGGCCGGCGGGATCTCGACGCCCCGGCTGGCGAGCTTGAGGATGCCGAGGTGGGCCGCCCGAAAGACACCGCCCAGGAGGGCACCACCGGCGCCGGCCGAGATGATCTCCTCGAGGATCTGCGCGTTGGTCTGCTCGGTGCCGAACTGCTTGCGCGTGTTGAAGTCGACGATGGTCGCGAGCGACTGCGCCGCGGCCTGCGTTCCGCCCTGGAACAGCGCCTCCCTGGCAACGTTCTTGGCGAAGGCGGCGACGCTTGCCTCGGCCACCGCCGTGCCCATGCGGGTCACCGGGATGAACGACGACATGATGCCGTGCGGGCTCACCGTCTCGCCGGCCATCGAGCCGAGGAAGCCGCCGAGGCCACCGCCGGTCCCGCTCATGCGCTCGTCGCGGGCGCGGGCTTCCCCGCTTTGAGAGGCGATCGAGGCGTCAATGCTGTCGACGTCGAGGTAGTCCTGCGGCAGGCCGCCCAGTTGCTCCATGCCGGCCTTGGCGTTGCGGGTTGCCGTGCGCAGCTTCTCGAGCCGCTTGGCGTAGATGACCGTGGTCGGCTGGCCGAGGTTCTCGCGGATCTCGTCGGAGGTCGGCGCATTGTCGTAGGGATTCTTGAGCCGCTCGCCGGTCATGGCGTGGAGGTCGTCGATGATCTTGTCGGCCCTGGTCCTGCGCGCCGTCTGGACGTTCCAGTAGCGGTCGTCGGTCTGGGCGGCCCCCCACGCCGCGCTGAAGCGCTCGCTGTTGGTCGACGGCAGGGCGCTGAGATCGGGCGTCGTCTGCGCGGTGTCGGCGGTGCTCTCCATCAGGCCGAGGACGCTCATGGCGAGGCCCCGCCCGGCTCAGTCGGAACGATGACGGGAATCCCTCGCGTCGTTCTCGGCATGGCCGGCGCGTTAGGCCGTGTCGGCACGTTCGACGTGTCGCCCCTGGCAATCAGCGGCTTGATGTCGACGATCCACGGCTGGCCGGTGTTATCGTCGATCAGCTCGGCGCCGCGGCCCGACTTCAGGGGATCGGGAATGCGGACCTTGTACTTGCCGTCGCCGGCCGGCACGAACTCGCCCTTCTGGCGCACGACCTCGGCGGTGATCGGCTGGCCCTGTGCCGTCGGCCGCAGGTTGGCGACGTCGGCCGCCGTGATCGCCGCGACGCCGTTCCTGAACTGGTAGGGCTCGATCTCCCGCGGGATGATCGTGGCCGCCCCGTTGTGGTCCATCGTCTTGCCAACGATCTCCTCGATCGCCTGGTTCAGTTTAGCCGTGACGATGCTCGTGCGATCGGGATTGCCCGCCGTCAGCGCCACGTAGTTGGCCATGATGGCGTTGTTCTGCAGGGCCACGGTCTCGGGCCTCATGCCAGCCCGCGCCTGAACCAGCCTGGTGTCGATGGTCGACTGCAGAAGCTTGTCGTCGCCGATCCGGGTCTTGCCGTCCTGGCCGCCCTGGGTCAGCCAGGTCATGCCGGTGATGACGCGGTCGGCGATCTCTTTGTCGTTCGGCTGGCCACGGCCATAGAGGCCGAGCGCCGCCGCCATGGAGTCCGACACCACGTCCTTCTTCGACATCTGGTTGCCGATCAGGGCGATCGCCTCGGTCGGCACGGAGACGGCGAGCCTGGCCAGGAACTGCTGTTTCTCCTGGGGCTTCATGCCCTCGAGCCTCTGGGTGATCGAGCTCATCTCGTCGGGCGTGAAGAAGTTGTTCGGCAGGTTGGTGGTGCCGTCGCGGGTCACCGCCGCCACCCGGAGGTCGGCCAGGCGCTTGGTCGCCCACATCTGCAGGTTTTGGCCGTTCATGTTGATGTCGAACGACTGAAGCTGGATGCGGCCGATGCCCTCGGTCGCCCCCAGCGGGTTCTTGTCCCAGTTTTGCCGGTTCGCCTCCTCGTTCTTGTTGAGGAACCGCAGGGCCTCGGACTGGGTGCGGGTGATCGGTAGCCCCAGTTCCTGCTGGTTCTTGATCTTCTCCTCGAGTTCGCGAGTCTTCCTCTCGCGGTCGAGCGGCGGCAGCTTGGAGTCCCTGAACCCCTCGACTGCTCCCACGAACTGCTCGTGGAGTGCCCTCGCCTTCCGGCGATCGCCGGCCGCAAGGGCATGGTCGATGGCGTCGTCCATGTTGCGCTCGAAGGACCTCGGATCGCCACCGGCGGCGATGCCGTCGTTGTAGGTCTTCTCCGCATCGGCCGACGCCTTCAGGTTATCGATGCGGTTCTGTGCCGCCAGGCGCCGCGCCTCGGTGAGATCGGCTGTATGCTGGGCATGTTGCTGGGCCGCTATCTTCCCGCCGGCACCGGGCAGCAGCATGCTGGCAGCAGATCGCTGTTCCGGCGGGTTCTTGGCGTCCTCGATCAGCTGGCTCTCCTTGTCGGCCAGGACCTGGAAGGTCGCCGCACTCGAGCCATCGCCGGTCGCCGTGAACTGGTCGGCAATCGTCTGGAACGTGCCCGGCTTGTACTTGCCGGTACTGAGGTCGATGCCGGCCTTCTCCGCCGCGTCGGCCGCCGACTTGCGCTGCTCGCGGACGATGGCGTCCTGGTTGCCCATGCGCTGGTCGATGATCGACAACTGTCGCGCCTTGATCTCGGGATCGATCTTCAGGTTGTTGACGATCGACTCCCGGTACCTGAACTGGGCGATGCGCGTCTCGGCGTGCTGGTCGCCGCTTGGCTGCTGGGGGGTCGAGGCTGTCGATTGCCAGATCCCCACCGTCTCGGCGATGGAAGCCGGCGGCTTGCCCCACGTCGCCCGCGGGCCGCCGCGTGTATCGACGTGCAGATGGCCGGCATAGAAGCCGATACCGCCGACCCGCGGATCGGACAGGAATTGATTGTAGACCTTGAGCTTCTGTTCCTCGGTCAGGCCGGCGAGCGAGATGTCGATCGCCTTGCCCGGCGACAGGTGCTGGCTGCCGGTGGCGCCGCCCACTGCCTTGTTATGGTCCGGGTCACGGTCGGCGCTGGTGATCGTCAACGGGAAGCCGAGTGACTTCTCGGCATCGGCACGCACGCCGCCGACATCACCGCCCGTGCCGCCGCCCATCGTCGGCATGTTGATGGAGACGTCTCTCTCGGCCGTGACCTGCTTGGTGCGGTCGGCCGCCATGACGCTCATCGCCCTGGTGTCCTGGGCGTTGAGGCGGCCCTTGGTCGCCTCGAACAGGGCGAGACCCGACTGCATGTCCTTCTGCATCGCGATTTCGATCTTGGTGCGATAGACGTTCGAGCCGAAGTCGACCTTCATCTTCGCGGCGACGTCGGCGCCGAGCCAGCCGCCGGCGACGCGGCCGTCGATTGCGTCGTTGGCTTGCTGGATGATCATCTCGGTCAGGCGCGGGTCGGCGGCATCGACCGCCTGCTTGTTGTACTGGTCGATGTTGCCGATCAGCTTGCCGACCTGGTCCTTCGACTCCAGGCCGAAGGCGGCGTTCTGGGTCGCCGCCCGGCGCATCGCGATCTGGTTGGGCAGCGCGGCGTCGACCGCGGCGCGCACCGTCGGGTTGACGTCCATCGCCGCGAACTCGTCGCGTATCCTGGCGGCGCGGGCGTCGTAGTCCTCGGTCGCCTTCTGCCGGTCGGCGATCTTGGAGGACTCGAACTCGGCCTCGTGCAGCTTCTTGGACAGCTCGGCCTGGTGGTCGGCCGCGTTGACGTTGAGCTTGGCCTTGACGTACTGCTCGGCGAACTGCTCGCCGTAGGCCGCCAGCTTCTCGCCCGAGCGCTGCGCCGACTGGTAGGCCCCGGCCTCGATCGACGCTGCCGATCCCAGCGCCTGCGAGGGGTCGGCGGGAGCGCGGATGTCGACCTGCGGCGAGACACGCGGCTGCGACCCGCCGGTCGAGGGAACGGCGCCGGGGCTCGTGACGATCTGCGGGATGACGGCCATCAGAAGCTCGATCCAACGCCACTGGTCTGGCCGACGCCGGTCGGCAGACGCGCAGTGGCCTGAGAGTTGGTGGCTGCGGTGTCGCCGGTGGGCGTCGCCGTCTGCGGTCCAGGCGGGAAGGCCTTGACGGCCATTTCGCCGACCTTGGCGAGCCCGGTCAGCAGGGTCGTGCCGGCGCCCATGGTGGCCGCCTCGGACGCCGCCGTGCCGCCGGCATAGAGCGCCGCCGCGCCGATCTGGGCGGACTGCCGCTCGGCCACCGCCATCGCCCGGTAGATGGTCGCCTGGCTGTGCGCCGCCTGGGTCTCGAACTTCGCCTGCTGGCGGATGTCGCCGGCCTGCACCCTGGCGCCGTAGACTGCGAGGTTGGCCTGCAACTGGCCCTCGGTGGCGATGTCGTTCAGGACCCACAGCGAGGAGCCGCCCGACACCCCCGACGCCCCGTAGGCCGCCGTTGCCCGGCCCATCACCCGCGAGGTCGAGCGCGAGATGATCTCGGCCTGCGCCGCCGCCTCGGCCTCGACGCGGTTGGCCCGCGCCATGGCGAAGCCTTCGTTGGTCGTTGCCGCCCACTCGGTCAGGCCCGCCTTGTACTCGGCGATGGTGGCGTTGGTCTCGCCCCGGTAGGTGACGCCCGCCGCCTGGATGCCGGCCGCCCGGTTGGCCGCCACCCCCTGCTGCTGCTGGGCCATGGCCGACCCCGCCGAGCCGGCCAGCGAGGTGACCATGCCGGCGATGGCAGAGATGCTTGCAGCGTCCATGTCAGCCGCCTCCCGGCAGTTCGCCGACGTCGGCGGAGGCCAGGATCGCCAGCACCGTGGTCGGGTACGGCCCCTCGCCCTTGATGACGATCTGGCCTTCCTGGTCGTGGCCGCCCGGCATCGGCAGGCGGTAGATGCCCGATTCGAGCGGCGGCGCCTCGCCCATCACGTCGAGCGTGTTGCGCGTCGGCAGGCTGTCGGTCTCGTCGACGACGCGGCCGGTGTATTCGTCGGTGATCTGGCGGCCATACTCACAGCCCAGCGACTGGTAGAGCCGCAGCCACAGGGTCGCGACGGTCTTGGCGTGGCCCTGGCTGTCGGCCGCCTGGCGGGGCGCCCACGGCATCGAGACCAGGCGATAGCGGATCGGCAGGCCGATGATCGCGGCCGAGGCCTGGCCGCGCGACGGATCGATGGTGACCGCGCCGCCGACCACGGTCTCGACGCCGAAATCGGCCCCGTCGCCCAGGATCTGGACCTGCTCGCCCTCGAGATGGTCGAGGCCCGAGAAGGTGTCGTTCTGCGGCGCCATCGACCAGCTGTCGGGAGGGGCCGGCTTGAGGTTGGTCGGGCTGTGGTACCACAGGCCCTTAACCACGGTGGACGAGGTGAACTCGGTGACGATGGCCGAGCCGTCGTTGTAGCGGATGATCGAGCCGACATCGCCGGCCACGAAGGGTGTCGCCCCCGTGACGGTGAAGGTGACCACGACCTGGCTCAGACCGTCGCTCTTGGCGACCGTGTCGGCGACCAGGGTGCCCGGCGGGAGGTCGAGTTCGGACTGGAGCGCCAGGTCCATGAAGCAGGCCTGGCCCTGCGACTGGTCGTCGAAGTACTTGGCCATGACCTCGACCGTGCGGGCGACCTGGCCGTCGATGGTGCGCTTCACCACCAGCCACAGTTCGTCGTAGGTGTTGTCCTGGGCCGGCATGCAGGCGATCGATTCGACGACCGGGTGGCCGGTGTAGTAGTCGCCGCCCATGCGGTGTCGGTGCCAGCCCTGGACCGCCTGCTCGGGCAGGTAGGTGAGGCCAATCAGCCCGCCATCCTCCTTGATCGCCCAGATGATGCTGTAGGGCCGTTTCTGGTAGGCGAGGTCGACGATGCCCGAGCGCGTCAGATGCTCGCTCTCGACGGATTTATCCGCGCCGATGTAGCCGTCCGACTGCCAGTTGAAGGCCCACTCGTAGAGCTTGCGCCCGCCGAACGAGGCGAAGATCACCGCCTTGTTGACGCGCAGCGCCGTCGAGTAGGCGCGGCTGCCGATGTTGGTCTCGCGGAACGCCTGGACGCTGGTCGGCGTCAGGGCCTGGGCCGAGCCGCCGGCCTGGACGACCTGCTCGGAGCCGTCGTTGCCGATCGCCAGTTGCGGCGTGCGCGCCGAGCCGGCGGCGACCAGCCAGCGGGCAGCGTTGACCTGGTCGTCGACGATGATCCACGACACCGCGGCGTTGTCGACCACGGTGCCATCGCTCAACGTCGGCGCGAAGTTGGTGAAGTCATTGGTCTGGCTGCCGTCGACGCGGGAGGGCTGCAGGTTGGTCGACGAGAAGAACAGGCGCTGCTGCCAGAAGCTCACGAGCCACGGCCAGTTGCCGGGATACCACGCCCCCATGCGCCAGTTGCCGGTCGGGCCGACATTGTCGAGCGGATGGGTCGCGCCATTGGAGACCGGCCCCATGACGGTCCCGTTGGCGGTGGCGGCGCCGGTCACCGCCGTGATCTGAATCCAGCCCCACGCCGTGGTCCCGGAATACCGCACATAGCGGCCGACGTCGTTGGCGTTGAGGCCAGCACCATTGTTGAGCCCGGCCACCGAGGACCAGACCATGGTGATGTCGCCGCTCGTGGCGCTGACTGTCAGGGTGCCCTGGTTGGGCTTGGCGTCCTGGTAGGGCCCGTCGAGCGTCACGAACGGCGCGATCGTCCAGCTTGTGTGCGAGGACCGCGTGATCGTCCTGGGCTGATGGTTGGGATGGGTGATGTAGAGGACGTCGGCCGACTGGGCGTGGCCAAGCTCGAAGACCTGCGCGCCCGTCCATGGCGTGACGATCTCGATGGGATTGTCGGAGCCGTCGACCACCGGGAAGCGGTCGCGGTAGATCCGCATGTAGCCGTGGCCGAACTCGAGGATGTAGGCCTGCGTCACCGAGAACTGGAACGGGATCAGCCGGCACCTTCCGTTGGTGTCGTCGGTCTGGAACTTGGTGTAGGCCGAGAACAGCGTGCCGGGCCGCCGCGTGACGCCGCCCTGCAGCATCACCACCATGTTGATCAGGGTCTCGCAGCCGTTGAAATAGCCCTCGTAGTCGGTGCGGCCACGCAGCCGCGGCGACAGCTCGCCTTTCGTGAACGACGTAAGCTCGAGGTCCTGACGCACGCGCTAGTTCCTGGACCACAGCAGGACGTCGACGTTCCACTCACGCGGGGAGGCCTCCTGGGCGTTGATGGTGCGGGCGAGGTCGAGCTTGCCCGACATCAGGCGCAGGGACAGCTCGACACGCGACGGGTTCTGGGTGATCGGCAGGCCGATCTCGGCCGCCAGGTGGTAGGCGATGACGTGGATCATCGCCGGGTCCATGCGGGCGTAGTCCTGGAGGTCGTAGATGTACTCGCAGTCGAGCGCGCCCTGGCGCATCGTGTAGACGTGGCCGTCCATGATCTCCCAGATGCCCATCACCTCGGTCATCTCGTCTTCGTTGTAGAAGCGGATGAAGTCGGCCGGCAGCGGGTATTTGCTCGTCCAGTTGAACAGCGGCGCGGTCGCGCTTGCGGCCAGTTGCGCCTGCTTCTTGGCGCTGCGCCACGGGTGGGAGCGCAGGACGAAGCGGCGGACGTCGTCGAGCCGGGCGTTGACCAGGGTGGCGTTCTTGTTGTTCTCGGTCAGCACCGTGATCGGCTTCTCGCCCAAGGCGATGAGGGCGATGTTCGCCACCGACGTCGCACTGTCACCCTGTGCCATGAAGCCTCCTCAAAAAAACGGCCGGGGCGCGTATCGACCCCGGCCGAGACCCCTCTAACCAAAGGAGACTTTTAGACGCCGGGGTCCTGGTAGAGGACGCTCACCACGAGCGTGCCGGACGCCGGCAGAGCCGCCGCGGCAACCGTCATGATGACGTCCTCGTAGGCCGTGCTGGCGACCGCCAGGTAGTCGTAGCAGGTCGTCAGCAGCGCCCCGTGCGAGGTCGCGTTGAGCTTCTGGGTTGCCGTGTCGACGGCGGTGAACACCGCGGCGGCGGTAAAGCGCGCCGTGTTGTTCATGTCACCGAAGGCGACGGTCGCCGAGCCGAGCGAGACCGAGCTGTTGATCACGATCCCGAGCAGCGCGCTGCCGTAGGGGATGCGGGCGATCGGGATGTTGACGCCCGATGCCTGCGACGCGAGCGTGATGCGCTCGGTCCAGACGTGCGGCTTGGCCCCGACCAGCTGGTTGGGAAGGGTCTGCAGGCCGCCACCCGTGTTGGCGAGGATCATCGCCATGTTGGTGCCGGCAACGATTGAAATTGCCATGTGTCTGACCTCCCTATGCGCAGACGATTTCGACGAGCTTGGACTCTTCCAGGCGCGTCGCACCGATCGACATGTCGAGGTAGACGTACATCGAGAACCGCTTGTCGGGTCTCTCCGCCATCCTTGCCGAGATGTCCTTGTTGATGCCGAGCCCCATCGCCGACTTGCGCCACGCCGGCACCCTGGTCTGCGATGACCCGTTGAGTTGCAGGCGCTCGGAGTGGATCAGCTGGAAGCCCATGATGAAGGCGACCTTGCCGTCGCGCAGCGGGGCGAGGTCGTCCTTGGCCACGCCGAACTCCTTCAGCGTCGCTTCCGTCGTCGCCAGCAGGTTGCCCTTCTGGACCGCCTTGACCGCCATGTAGCGGTCCTCGCCCTCGTCACCCTCGGCCGCGTCGAGCGCCACCGATGCGCTGACCAGCTTGGAGATGGTGAGGCCCGCGTTGCCGGTGCCGTTGCCGTAGGCCCAGTCGTTGACCGCGACCACGGTGCCCGGCGGGGCCGTCGGGGCCGACTCCGAGTTGCCGTTCGGCCAGGTCAGCACGGTGCCGCCCGAGTGCCCGGTGTAGGCGGTGCCGAAGAAGGCGCCGATCACCTCGTCGTCCTGGCCACGGTTCATCGCCATGGCGCCGGTGCGGGCGTAGGTGCTGGTCGGGTCGATCAGCAGCTTCACCTTGTCGAGGTTGTCCACCAAATCGCCCCAGCCATAATCGTATGGCGCGAGACGGCGACGCAGGTGCTGGGTGTTCATGATCGGCGAGTCGGAGTGCCGGCTCGTGATCTTCTGTGCAGCCGATGGAGCGACCTGCTCCATGTAGGCGGACTCGCCGGTGATCTGGTCCTCGAGGACTTTGCCCCGGAACCGTGATTCCACCTGTTGCGCCAGGTACCAGACGTTCCCCGTGAACTGCTGGACGAAGGCGTCAGTGACCGTGAAGGACATGACTGGGATGCTCCCGATGTGTTGCGTGACATCGGCGAGAGCTGCCCAACCAGAATTGGACCCTTGCCTTGGCGCTTTACGCCCGCCCGGCGTCAGGTGTCGTGGACCCCGAGGGGCTGCCCACGTCGACCAGAATTACGCGGCCCGCCCTTCCGGGTAGGCAAGCTTGTAGAGCGCTTCCATCTTGGCGACGGCATCGATGTGGGCCGGGTCGCGCTTGTTGGCGTTGTGGTACTGCTTCATGAAGTTGGCGTCGCCGCGCAGCGCATTGATCTGCTGCTGCGCCTCGACCGGCGACTTCAGCGCCGAATCGCCGAACGCCTTGCCGGTGAGCGAGCCGTCCTCGTGCAGGTTGCGGCTGAGATGGTTGAACAGCTTGATGAACACCGGGTGGTTGCCCGCGCCGGTCTCGTCCATCGCCTTCTTCAACTCGTCGCCCAGCCCCGCCGCTTCCGCGTAATGGCCCATCGCGGCGCGCGACTGCGCGACCTTGTTGTCGAACGCCGCGCCCCACTCGGTCTTCAGGCCGCCAATCCAGGTCTCGACCTGGGCGTCCTTGCCGGCCTGCTGGGCGGCAAGCGACTCCCCGGCACTCTGGTAGAGCCAGCCGGTCATGCTCTCGAACTGCTTCTGCGTCAGGCCAGCCCCATGGGCGGCGGCCATCACCGACGCGGCATAGGTCTTCTCGGCCGGCGGGAAGCCGTCGGGCACCTTGAGCTTGTAGTCGTCGGCCTTGGCGGGACGGCCCAGCCGGTCATAGACCGGCGCCCAGTCTTCCGGCTTGTCCGAGGTCGGCAGCCGCAGGAGCTGGTCCTTGGGCACGCCGATCATCTTCTGGGCGTTGTAGTAGGAGTCGGCCAGGCCCTCGAGGTTCTTGATGTCCTTGAAGGCGGCCTCGCCCCTGATTTTTTCGGGGAGCTGCTCGGCGAACGGCTTGTTCAGCTTGACGTAGCGGGAGGCAAGGTCACCGACGTCCTTGACGTCACTCAGCGAGGCGTGACCGCGGACGTCGGCCGGCAGGGAAGACGCCCATTCAGAACCGCCCGGCGGCGGCGCGGGGGCTGCGGCGCCATTCGGTGCTGGTGTGACTGATTGTGTGCCTTCGTCGGCCATGGAACCGTGGGGTAACTGGATACCGCGTACTACAGGTTGCGGTTTACCCCTGTTCGCCGCCGTCGTCCAGACGTTCGGCCGCCAGCGCCATCAGGGCGGTCTCGTCGAACCGCATCTGCTGGAGGATTTCCAGCACGATCGAGCGCCGCCCGGCATCGAATTTACCGGGCTCGGCCTCGAGAAGGCCGGCGCGGGCGACCAGGTCCTTCAGGACAAGCTGGCCGTCGATCGAGCCAAAGACGTCCTTGTAGGCCTTCACCATCGCGATCCGGCGGCGCAGCGGGCCGGGGATCAGGCTGGTGGGGAGGCTCATGCGTGGCGGCGCCGCACGTCGACCCGCGAGAAGCCCAGCCCGTCGGCGCCGTAGCCCAGGCGCGCGATGAATCGGGCGAACTCGGGCGAGTGGATGGCGACCTTGTAGATCAGGGCGGCGTCGAAATCGGGGATCACGCCGTGCGGCCAGATCTGCTTGCCCCTGGTCTCGATCCTGGCCTTGACCTCGTCACGCAGGATCGAATCGAGGCTGGCGTACATCTGCCAGTGCGGCTCGCAGAAGTGGATATCGACCAGCATCATGCGGATCGGGACGTGCTGGTGGTTCTCCTCGCCCGACGCCCTGGCGGGGACGAACAGGCGGGGAGTCCACTCCGGCAGGGCGAGGCAGCCCGCGGCGTTGCACGACAGGACCAGCTCGGGCGCCCGTTGGAACTGGCTCACTGCTGGGCCTCGGCGAACGCCGCCGTCCCCTGCCCGGCGCTCTTGAAGGCGTCGCCGTAGTTGGCGGCGGCCTCCGAGCCCGCCATCAGCTGCTCGGCCTGCGCCTTGGCCTGCTGCTCCTGGGCGAGCTTGGCCGGGCTCTTGAGCGTCACCGCCGGAGCGTGCAGGTCGATGGCGGCGAGCCGCATGATGGCCTCGTGGTCGATGATGTCCGGGGCGTTCGGATTGAGCGTCTTCAGCGTCGCCTGCAGCTGGATCATGCGGCTCACCGAATCCATCTCCGACGAGCGCTGGGCAATGGCGATCGGGCTGACATACTCGACGTGCCACTCTCTCCCCTTCTGCATCAGGACGTCGGGCGGCGGCGGGAAGGGCGAGCCCTCCTGGAACTTGAGCCGCAGGCTCTTGCGCCACAGGATCATGAAGGTGCGGTCGATCAGCGGGCCTAAAAACTCGGCCTGCAGGCGGGCGAGCAGCGGCGACAGGAGCCGCATGCGGTCGTCACGCTGCTGCAGCACCCAGGTCGCGGTCACCCCCTTGCCGGCGCCCGCCAGATCGTTGGGGTTGGCCGTCGGCATGGTCATCCATTCGACAAAAAACGCCCGGTTGATCTGGCCGCGCAGGTCCTGGAGCATGTCCTTGCCGACTTCCCAGCGGCCCCGCGTCTCGATCGGGGTGATGCGCGCCTGGGCGGGCGAATTGGCCCGGTAGTAGTTCTGGCTGCCCGGCACCGTCTTGATCGGCAGCAGGAATCCGTCGTCGGGGATCTGGAGCGGCGGGTCGACCAGCTTCTGGCCGCTCTTGATGGTGAGCTTGAGCAGCTCGTTGAGCATTTTCATGTCGGGCAGCGCGGTCATCCCGCAGCCCCGGCCATAGATCTCGTTCGATGCCTTACTGAGCCTCGGGCAGTGGTAGGGGAACTCGTCGAAGCCGCCCTCGCGCACGATGACACTGTCTTCCTCGGCGACGTAGAGCGACTCCCACGCCTTGTGCTTGGCCTCGCCGGCGCGGTCAGGGTTGCGCACCGGACGCGGCTTGACCGAGTGCAGGAAATTGAACTTGGGCTCGGTGTCGCCCTTCTCGTAGGCCTTCCACACCTTCTCGGTGACGAAGCCCGCCTCGACCGCCTGCTTGGCCGTCCACTTCCAGCGCCGGATCAGCGCGTCGACCCGGTCCTCCTCGTTCTCGAACAGCACGCATTCCTTCAGTCCGCGTGTGGAAAACAGGATGCCGCTACGCTCGCTCTCGAGCTCGGCCATCACAGCGGTGCCGATACTTCCGAGGTCGAGGTAGAGCTCGTGGGACTGTGAGGCGAAGTTGTGCCGCGGCCCGTTGAAGTACGAGTACATCTCGTTGTCGACGGCGTCCCACCACGCCCGCACGCTCTGCATGTTGTCGATCCGCTCGTCGTCGCAGCGGCTGGCAAACCAGCGCAGAGTCTGGGACGTCAGCAGCGAGTGCAGGCCGTTGGCGAACTGGATCAGCGCAAAGATCGGCGTCGCGTCGTAGACCTGCTGGTTGCGCTTCATGCCGGGCGTCAGCTCGACGAAGTAGTCCTTGCGCTCGGGCAGGCACAGTTCGGCGATCTGCTGCCAGTGGGTCTTCCAGGTCCCGCGGTCGGAATCGGCCTTGTTCCAGCCGTTGATGACATCGCGTGCGCGCTCGTCCATTTAAGCCCCCAGGAGCGTCTTCTTCTTGATCTCGGTGCGATCGAGCGGCGACGACTGGCCGACCACCGGCGGCTCGGGCACAGGCTCCGCCGTCAGCTTGGTCGGCTTGACCGGAGCAGCGGCCGGTGCCGAGGTCGCTGGCGCTCTGCTGGGCGCGGGCGTCAAGGAGGCCCTCAGCTCCGCCATCGCCGCGTCGGCGTCCGCTCCCGGCGTCGGCCACCGGAGATTGCCCTGCGCGTCGCGGCCGAACTCCTGGGCGGCCACCGCCTCGGCGAGAATGCTCATGATCAGGTCCTCCTATGAACCAAGCAGGGTCTTCTTCTTCGTCTTCGTCTCGCTGGTGTCGCCCAGGCCGCTGGTCATCACCGTGCCCTGCACGCCGCGCGCCGGGTCGGGCGCCTCGGCCTCGAGCTTGGGCGCGGCGGTTTCCTTCCCGGGCACCGGCTCGGGTTCGGGCGCGGCGACCGGCTGGGGCAGGTTCGGCATCTGCATCTGCTGCGGCATGACCTGGCCGCCGCCGCCGCCCGACTGCTGGCGGCTCGAGGACGAGATCATGGTGTAGGCCGTCCCGGCCACGGCGACGACCGCGGTGGTCACGGCAGCGATGGTGGCGACTGCTGACATCCTACTCTCCCGTGATGATGACGGTGTTGAGATTGTCGCGGCGCGAGGCCAGCATCTCGGACTCCCCGGTCAATTCATTCTCGGCCTGCTCGACCGTCTTTGCCTTGGTGGCATAGAACATGGTCAGCGCAAAGTCGGTCACCGACAGGAAGGCCTGCTTGCGCCCGGCGCTCGCCGGCAGGACGCTGTAGCCCTCGAGCCGCAGCGGTTCGTCCTTGCCGACATAGACGTTGGCCGAGCCCGCGAGGACCACGATGGTCGGCACCCGCACCAGGCAGCAGGCCAGCAGATGACCGGCCGGGATGTAGCACGTCCTGGCATACATCCCGCCATGCAGGACGTGGTGCATGCGAACCGCCACCTGGGGGCAGGTCTCGAGCCTGGCCTGGAGCTCGCGCACCATGGCGATGGCATGCGCGCCCATCGCTGGCACCGGGGGTGCGGCCACGAGGTCATTCATGAGCGTCCTCCCGAGGGGCGTAGCTCTTGAAGAAGGTGCGGCCGACCTCGCGGAAGCCGCGCCTCGGCAGGACTTCCGCCAGCTTGCCGCCGAGCGGTGCCGAGACCGCGAAGCCCGGCGCCTTGAGCGAACGCGCCCACGCCTCGGCGGTGGCCAGCAGCTTCAGGCCGGCGCCGGTATGGCGATGCGCCTTGGCGACGAAGAACGCCTCGGTGCAGGCGAGCTTCACGCCGTATTCCGGCATCATCGTGATGATGACGACGACGAAGCCGGCCAGCACGCCAGGGCCTGCGTCAGACGCGGCCTTCTCGCGGGCGGAGAACATCTGCAGCGTGCCGGCCTGTTCCATCATCGTGTAGGTCTGCCAGTCGACCCTCGGCCACGGCATCTCGGGCATGCCGGCCTCGTGCGCGTACTCGACGACGAGGTCGTCGAAGTTGGGCGCCGTCCTGATCGCCTCGGACGAGCAGGCTTCGATGATCATGGCGAGTTTCCAGTCACGACCGTGCCGTCGTCGACGATCGTCCAGCCGCCCGGCGTCGGGTTGGAGTTGGGGATTCGGACCATGCCGGCCGGGTAGGGCGGCAGGCCGGCGTAGTTGTCCTGGGTGGTCGGCAGATAGGAGGGCGTGTCCTGAACCACGAGCAGCGCGTTGGCGAGAGCCAGGATCGCCGGCACGTCGGCCTCGGCCACGACGCCGTCATGCTCGATCAGGAAGAGGGTGATGGCGTCGGTCAGGTTCTTCTGGACGACGATGCCGGGGAAGTAGAGGTCGACCACCGCAGCGACGTCGAACTCGGGCACGTCGAGCATGCCGGTGATGCGGACGTCCCCGCTGCTGGTCACGCGCCACGCGCCGTCGGCGGTGATGCGGATGATCGGCGTCTGGCTCATGGCACCGCGGGGTTCATCAGGTGCATCGAGGTGCCGTCGTAGATCAGCTGGTACATGCCGCCGGTCAGGATGTCGTTGGCGACCAGCGCCGTCGAGGCCCGCTTGACGATCGCCTTGGCAGCCATGCCGTTGATGGCGATGGTCGCCGCCCCGGTGTTGGTGCCGCCAGCCTTGAAGTTGTACATCGCCCCCGCCGTGTAGGCGGTGTAGGCCGGCGTTGCCGTAACCGTGATCGTGTTGGTCCCCGCCGTGGTCCCGAGATAGAACGTCGCGCCCGCGGTCTGGCTGACCGACCCGGCGGCTTCCACAGGCTGGTAGAAATTGATGACCGTCGGATCGAGGCGCATCGCGTTGACGCCGTTGACCTGCCAGTCGAGCCCGTAGGCGCCGGCGGTGTTCATCACCGCCCGGCCGTAGCCCGGCGAGTAGCGGGCAGCGACGAAGGCATAGTTGTTGGCGTCGGCCTGGTTGGAATAGGTCAGTGCGCCCATCGTTCCGGCAAAGAAGGCATTGCCGTTGTCCTGCAACGAGAACTTCCCGGCAGAGGCGCTGTCGATCGCGTAGATCAGGTAATCGGCCGACGTGGTCTGGCCCATGATCATCAGCCGGGTGTTGACCAGCGGCGCTGTTCCCAGGCCATGCCGGGTGCCGGTGACAATGCCGGTCAGCGTGCCGCCGGCGAGCGGCAAATAGCTGCCGAGCGATGCCGTGACGTTGGCCGGTGTCGTGTAGTCGGTCCCGGCAACCGCGGCGCTCAGCGTCGTGCCGTTGCCCTTGACCATGCCGGTCACGGTCGTCGACAGCGTGATCGCAGGCGTCGTCCCGGCAGTGGCCACCGTGCCGGCCAGCCCGTTGGCCGAGACCACCGAGGCACTGGTCACCGTGCCGGTGATCGAGATCGGCGCGTAGCGCGCATCGGCATTGGCCCGCGTCGGGATGTCGGTCGTGTTGGCAACGCCGATCAGGCGCTTGGTGAAGGCTGCCGCCGCCGTCTGCTCGACCAGGCCCGCCGTGGCGTTGAGCCCGGCCAGCGCCGTCAGGTCGGCGTCGAGCGGCTGATAGGCCGCCGAGACGTTGCCCGGTGTCATGTAGTCGGTGCCGGCGGTGGCCGCCGAGATCGCCGTGGCATTGCCCTTGAGCAGGCCATTCACCGTGGTCGACAGGGTGATGCTGGCGGCCGCGGTCGGCGTCGCCACGGTGCCGGCAAAGCCGTTGGCCGAGGCCACGGCGACGCTGGTCACGGTGCCGGCGCTCGACGTGTAGCCCTTGCCCAGCACCCAGGCGGCATTGACGATCTCGGTGCCCGTCACCGCACCGGGGGTCGGCGCGGTCGGCGTCCCGGTCAGCCCGACGCTGGCCTTGACGGTCGGCGACGGATAGGTCCCGGCGAGGTCGCCGCTGGCCGTGCCCGACGGCGGCAGGGCCGTCGGATAGGCCGCCGCCGCGATGGTCAGCGTGCCGGCCGCGTCGTTGTAGGTCGCGCTGATGTTGGTGCCGCCGACGACCAGGGCGGCGACGCGGTCGTCAACCGCCTCGGCAAAGTCGGTCACCGCCGCCGCCGTGTGGGTGTGCGAGCCGGCGGCGTAGTCGACCCCGACAGTGGCCGCGCTCAAGGCCACGCCGTTGCCCTTGACCATGCCGGCGACGTTGGTGCCGAGCGTGATCGCCGGCGTGGTCGTGGCCGTCGCCACCGTGCCGGTGATGCCGTTGGCGTCGACCACCGAGACCGCGGTCACGGTGCCGCTGCCGCCGGCCGCCGTCGAGTTGATGGTCAGCGTATTGGCGACGTCGTTGTAGTTGAGCGTGACGTTGCTGCCGGCGACCAGCAGCGAGGCCACCCGGTCGTCGGTCGCCTCGGCGAAGTCGGTGACCTGCGAGGCCGAATGGGTGTGCGAGATCGGCGCGTAGGCGGCACCGCCGCCGGTCACCGTCTGGTAGCCCTTGGCCGTCACCCACGCCGTCGTCGCCACGGTCGTGTCGTTGTCGGCCGGCGCCGGCGTCGCCGCCGTGACCTCGCCAGAGAAAGCCGCCGTCGTGCCGGCGAGCGGGCCGACCAGGGTGCCGCCGGTCAGCGGCAGGAACGTGCCGCCGCCGAGCAGCAGGTCGAAGGAGATCTGCTTGCTGGTGGTGCCCTGGAGGATCTCGAGCCGGTCGGCGCCGTTGGCCTCCGACGCGACCGGCAGGTCGGCGATGGTCTTGTAGGTGGTCATGGGTTCTTGCGCGGCCGTCCGCGCGGGCGCTTCACAGGCGGCACGGCGGGAGGCGCCGCCGGCTTTTCAGCAGCACGCGGCGCCGCAAGCGGCGTGGCAAGAAACGGCGTGCCAATGACCGTGCGGCTGCGGTTGAACGGGCCGCGCACGCGCAGCACGCCGGGGCCCCCTAGATGCCCTGGCCGAGCGTGGCGTAGAGCGTCGCCGTCCCCGCCGCCGCCACGATGCTGACGATATGGGTCGACCCCGCCGGCACCCAGAACACCTCGGTGTTGCCGGCCGGCACCGGCACCGACGTGTCGGCGGTCAATGCCGCCGTGTCGGTCGAGATGCCGAACTTGATGAAGGCAAGACCAGTGCCGCCGTTGACCACCCGGCAGGTCGCCGGCATCTCGGGATTGCCGGCCCGCACGGTGCCCAGCGAGGTCGCCGCAGAGGAGCCGGTCGCCGCGATGGTCAGCGTGTTGCCGGTGGCCACGAACGGCCGGACATCGGTCGGGTTTGTCATTGGGTCCTGATCTCCACGTTGGAGGTCGGGCCCTCGGTGTGGAACGGCCAGTCGCAGGTCAGCGTGGTCGCCGTCAGCGCCAGGATGGTGCGATCGCCGTTGTTCAGCCCGCCCTCGGTGCCGGCGATCTCGATCAGGTCGCCGACCTTGAAGGCGGAAAAGTTGGACGCCCCGGCGGTCAGCACCGAGCCGGAAAACGTCGCCACCGCGATCACTTCCTTGGACAGGCCCTTGTCGCGTGTCGTCTCGCTGCTGATCAGGCGGCTCGACGGCCGCGAGCGGAAGAAGCTCTTAGTTTCCCGCGTTCCCTGGCTCGGCATCTGGCGCCTCCCTGTATTCCCCGCACCAGTAGTCGTCGGTGACCTCGACCGCCGTCGGGAAGCGGTTGCAATGCACCACCGGCACTGACCCCGGCGCCCGCGACGTCCAGGTCACCCGGAACTGACAGCGCCCGCACGCCGGATGAGGCGTGACGACCGCGGCCGGCTTGTTCTTGGTGCGCATGAGGTAACATGATACCGCGCCGCTCGCGCCAGTTCAACGCAGCCTGCCTAGAGCAGGAACAGCCAGACGGCGGCGACGCCGGCGAGCCAGACCACCACGATGGCGGCAAGCTTCAGGGCGCCCAGGAACTCGGGGTCGTCGCGCAACCTATGGGGCATTGCCGCGTATCCTTCTCTCCGCAGGAGCATCAGCCCATGGCCGCCACCAAGAAGAAGATCGCCGACACCAGCCAGACGTGGATCGTTGATCTCGACGGAACGCCGACCGAGGTCATCGCCGAGTCGTTCGAGATGACCGAGCACGGCCTCGTCTTCTGCAACGCCGACGACGACATCGTCCGCGCCGTCGCGATTGGCCACTGGACCACCGTCGAGCTCAAGGCCCCGCCCGAGACACCAGAAGAGTAAGAGCGTAGAAAGATCGGGATGACCACCATCCTGATCATCCTCCTGCTCGTCATCCTGCTCGGTGGTGGTGGCTGGTGGGCGCACGGCGCCTATGGCAACCAGGGCCTCGGCGGCGTGCTCGGCCTCGTGCTGATCATCGTCCTCGTGCTATGGCTGACCGGACACCTCGGAGGCCTGCGATGAACATCGGCCTGGCGTTCTGGATTCTGATGCTGGTGTGGTTCGTGTTCGCGCTGGCCTGGCACTTTGGCGCCCTCGGCACCTACGGCCCGTTCGGCAGCAGCCTGCTGCTCTTCATCCTGTTCCTGCTGCTCGGCTGGAAAGTGTTCGGCGCCCCGCTACACGGTTAGGACGAGTAGCCTTCCGCCTTCTTCATCGCCGCCGTCACCCCGGCACTGCACGCCGGGCACAGAACCATGTTCCGCATCATCGGAAAGGCCAGCGGCGCGAGTCCGCCCTCGAGCGCCGGCGGCGGCTCGGGAACCGTCGTCGTCTGGACCGTCGACCAGCCGACCGGCAGGCCCGCGGACGAGGGCTCCGAAACAGTGCCGTCGCGATCGCAGGTGTAGACCGTCGTCGATACCGAACCCATCATCTGCCTCCAGGATTAAAGACGTCATAATCCCACGAACGCTCGCCGACCGCGCGCGCCGCCGCGACCTTCTGGTCGATCCAGTTCTTGCGCTCGACGATCTCGTGCTCGGCGCCATCGAGCAGGCAGGCATACTCGGCCGCCTCGCAGATATCGGCGTACTCGTTCTTCTCGACCTCGTCGGCAAAGCGCTCGGCACCGGCGACATTCATTTTCCGATATCGGAATCCGGTGTTGAGCCCGGTCCGCAGCAGCCGGCAGCGCGGCGAGATCAGGATCGCCGGCTCGCCATCGATCAACTCGCCGAACGGCTTCTTGAGCGCCTCTCTTCTCATGTCGATCTTGTTGGTCGGCGCCGGGTCGAGCCTGATCCCGCTCACCGCCGCGACGATCTCGAGCCACGACTTCTCGTCGTCCTCGCGATCCGCCCCGTACTGCGACGACGGATCGACTACTCCGCGGACGTGCTCGGGTCGCACGAACGGGAATCGGTCATGCAGCAGTTGGGCGAGCAGCGCACCAAAGCGTCGCGGCCCCATGTTCTGATCGCCCTGCAACTCGTCAATAAATCGACGCTGAGAGCCCGGCAGACGCTGCATAAACACCGCAGACGGCCGCGTTCTTGGATCAATCCCGACGACAAGCGGGAGACCGGGTATCGGTTCCAGCTCCCGCGCCGCGACATGGATCGCATCCTTGAATTCAGGATGAACCGGCTTGCCGGCCCGCGAATAGCCCGGCCGGTTCTCAATCATGCGAAACTTGTACCAGTCAGGCTGACCCTTGGCCTGGTCGACATAGTAACCGGGCGGCAGGTTCACCAGATTCTCCGCCCCCGCCGCCGTCCCGCCAGGCTGGACGAACAACTCGACACCGTCATCGGCAAGCTCACCCGCACTGCGGGTAAAGATATCCCTATACAACCACGACTCGAACTCGGGCGCGTTGGCGTCGGCAATGATGCCCCACCACGACGGACCACCCTCGGCCATGTCGGGAAACCGCCCCCACCGACCCTTGGCGAAGTTGTAGACCTCGTACTGCAGCAGATCCAACTCGTTCAGATAGAACGCCGTCGGTTCATACCCTCGCATGAAGTCTTCCGCAGAATTCTCCCCGATCGCCCCGAACTCCGCCGTGAAGTCGACCACCGTCCCATCAGCGATGATGAACTGCAGGCGATGCTTGGCAGGAGCGTCAACAGCGCCGTTCCATTCACCCGCGTCCTGCGGGAACCGTTTGAACCAGCTCGGAATCGTCGTCTTCCAAAGCGCCCGGTACGTGTCGCGAATAACCGCCAGCTTGAACTTCCGTACCGGCCGCTGGACGCCGTCGCCAATGTTGACCGTCCGACCCTTCGACACCGCCTGCTGACTGGCAAGCCGAACAGCCTTCATGAAAGCGGCAGTCGTCTTCCCACTCCCAACCGGGCCATTGATGATCTGGATGCGGGCGCTCGACGCCATGAACCGCGAAGCCACCGTCCCAGGTGACTTCCACAAGATGTCGAGCCGGTCAGACATTCTTCCAGATCCGCCCGAGCGCAATCAGGTTGATCGTCGACTTCGACACGCCAAACCGAACCGCCACATGCTTCTGCAATTCCCCCAGCGAGAGCGCCGCCCTGATCGACCGAACCTCGGCCGCCGTCAGCTTCGCCATCCGATGGTCTTCCCCCTTGGGATTGTTCCGCACAGCCCACGCCCGCCGGCCAGGCCACTGCCGACCACGATCAACCATGTCCTGCGCATTGTCAGCCGTCGTGCCGCCAAGAACATGATCCGGGTTCACGCAGCAGCGAACATCGCACTTGTGCCGGACAACCACCCCAGGCCCAGGCGCAGATCCCGTCTTCACCTCATACGCCAGATGATGCCCATAGCCCCGCCCGCTGTTCGCGTAGCCGGCCTTCGTGCAAGCCCCCAGCCACAGCCGGCACCCCGTGTTCGGTTCGGGAATCGAGCGCTCCTCGAGATAGCGCGCCAACATCACGGCGGACCCGGAGGACCAGGCATCTTCGCCAGGATCGCCTGCTGTACCGCAATCAACGCCGCCAGCCGAACACTCACCACATCCAACGACGCCCTCAACAACCCCAACTTCGCATCCGCCTCCGCCAAGCCAACCAACAACAAATCCAGCCGATCGCCAAAGTCAGGACCATCCCGACCCGCCAGCCGCTCCGCCGCCCGAACTATCCGCAACTGGAAGTCGTCCATCAGCCGTCTCCCACCAAAATCCCGGCAACCAGGACATTGACCAAGTTGCCAAGATTGACAGCAACTTTCCCCCGATACCCGTAAAAAAAATAGCGCCACACAGCCCCGTTGCCCATCCAGCAATAACTGCCCGACGCAGATAAAAACACGGGAGGATACCCGTGAGGACACGGCGCCAGCGCGATCCCGGGGTACCCCCTCGCGATGGGCTCTCGTGGCGTGAGGCGTTTTCCATAATGTGGCTTATACGATCGCACGCCGTATATGTGTGCGTTATCAATGGCTTAGGTTAGTTGCACCATCACACATCGCCACCATTCATCCTATCAAACACCGCATCTAGTGGTATGCGTGGGTGATGTGAGCCCATGCCATGCGATGGCTAGCGCTCCTCCTCCCCCGTGGGGCTCGCTGCCATGGGAGGAGTGACAGGCCTATCACTCCCTGCCTCTGTGTCTGTATCGGGCATAGCAGGCCTATCGCTCCCTGCTACGTCATCACTACGGGCGCTAGGCAGTAGCGTCATATTGAAGGAGTCCGCGTCGTCTTCCGCGGCTGCTACTTCCACTAGCTCTGCGTATTGCCTGTCGTCGACGATGTTTAGATGAATCGCTTTTGTATGGCGCATATCGACCTGGACCGGAAGCTTTTGCGCGACATATGGCAAGACCGCTTGTGCGCAGAGGCGACGTTCTGCGAGTGCATCCGCAAGGGACGCGTTCATTTGTTCGGCTAATTGTGCAGTCGGCGTGCTGGCGATTTCTAAGAGTATGGCGCGTGGGTCTTGGTAGCGTTCTAGGAGCGCTGAAACCGTCCATACCTTGAACGATTTGCGGCTTGATGGTTTGCCGCGGTGCTGTTTTGAGATTGTGCCGGGCGCTTTGTTTGCCGCAAGGCGCATTGTTTTATCGGCGCGCGTCGGATGTGCCGATGTCATACACTAACCCGTTGGTTTGAAAGAGAGTGCGCGCGATGGCGCAAGGCATATGTAGCGTATGTCAATGTGAATGGTTCTAATGCTTGTGGCTATTGGCTTTTTGCGTGCGTGCATATGCACTCTTTATTGTTGATGGTACGCACGGGTTAACTATATCGGGCAACGCGGCATTGCCATACGGGCAAACAACGCAATATTGTTTCACTGATAATCGCTTTGCCCTAGTTGACGGGCCGGGCTGTCGGCCCTAAATAGGTGACATCGGACGGGCAATCGGGCCCGCCGGAATGGGAGAGACCCAATGATCATTTCAGCCATCGCCATCATCGTTTTCGTAGCGCTGCCGACTTACGAGATTGTGCGGCAGGTCCGCATTTCTCGCCATATCGAGCGCTGCCGCAAGAGTGGGCTTTCCCATCGCCAGCTGGTTGCGCGGGGGATGATCTAATGAACCGCGCAGTCATCATTTGCTCGTTTCTGGCGATTAAAGCCGCCGTCACTGTGGCGTGCGGCTTGGCGCTGCTGGCCGATATGGGGATGCTCTAATGCTCGCCCCTATCCTGCTATTCGTGGTTATGCCGGCCGCTCTGTTTGCCATCCTGTCATGGGTCGCAATCGACTAGGTAGCCACCATTCCCCACCGGCCCGCATGCCCTAAAAAGCATCGCGGGCCTTAGGGCATTAGAGGCGAGGCAATGGGCCCGCCATAGTTGGAGATAGACCAATGCAAGCCATTCACGTCCGGTTCATAGGGCCGACAGACACTAGGGGCAGTCGCTACAAGGCGACGGCTCAGGCCGGCTCCGTCACTATCCATTCGGACCATGCGCTGAATCCGTCCGACAACGCGGCAAAGGCAGCGCTCTCTCTGGCTGTCAAGCTTGGGTGGTCGGGGGAAATGGTGGCCGGCGGATTGCCCGATGGTTCCTATGCTTTCGTTTTCGTGGCCGGTGGCGAACGGGTGACGGCGTGAGTGCCGCAAAGCCTACGGGCTATGTGATTTACCG